CTAAGGGGCAGTGGTATTTCGCCCGGTTGCTCGGCAAACTGGAGCCATGAAAGCCTCGCATCTGGCCACCTTGACCTTCTGGGAACGGCTGACGGTTGCGCTGCTGGTGCGCAGCCCGCGGACCAGCCTGCTGGTGGTGAAGGAACGTGACACCTCGATCGTGTTCGTTTCAGCCGATAGAACGGACCCAGTGGCGAGCTATGTCGTCTCGGGTCTTCAGAACCCCGATCCGGCTTGCATGGTCCTGGAGCGGATCTATCACGCGCCAAGTTTCGGTGAGGCGGAATGATCAGCCTGTACGGCGGCCGGTTGCTTCTCTTCTGCGATCGGGCCGACCGTACCTGGCGCGCCCGGGTGGTACTTGGCCCGAAGCCTGAGCACCAGGTCGAGGCCGACACAGGCGCCATCCGGCTGCAGGATGCGATGCTGCGCGCGCAGTCGATCTACCAGATGGCACGTGCCAAGATCCGGCCTGACGATGCGCCGCGCATGTGCTGGGACTGCATTCAATGGGAGGCAACGCGCAAGGGATGCGGTTTTGATTTCCCCGAAGCGCGGCAAAGCGGCGGCCGGTTTGCGGCACGCTGTGAGCTGTTCGTGGCCGACCGCTAGGACTCACCTGCCATCCAGCGCACGATTGCCCACTCGCCAAGGGATGACCAGAACGGCTGCGCGCGATACCAGTCAACCCATGGCTTGTGACCTTTCTGGCTGTTGCACATGAGGCAGCAACTGACTAGGTTTTCGCGGACGGTGAGGCCGCCGAACACCTTGGGCACGACGTGATCGAGGGTGGGGCTGCGACCGAGCGGATCGCCGCAGTAGGCACACTCGTAGTTCCAGGCGAGGTGGATCTGATCACGGGCTGATCGCCGGGTGACCAGGCGGGTGCCGTCAATGTGTGCTTTTTCCACCGAGATCGAGCGGCAGGGGCAAGGCCTCGACTGAAAGCTCGAGGATGTCGTCGTCGTTGCCGATGTGCTCTGTGATGCGGCTGTAAAGATCAGCCGGCAGCTCGTCTGGTTCGGTATCGGAGCGGTAGATCACTTTTGCGGTGATCTCGATCAGGAAAGCCTGCATGGGATGACCGCCGCTAGGCCAAGGGTAACGGACGCGACCTGATCGGCTGGAGTGTTACGGATTGTGAACGGGGAAGGGGGGGTGCGCTGCCGGTGGTGTAGGATTTACACATCAACCGCCACCGACCGATGATTACCTTCACCCTCACCAAGCAAATCACCGGGCCGCCAGAGCCGCACCCAATCTGGCAATCCACCCCACACCGAGAGCCATGACCAGCGCATCCGTGACACGTCCACATCTTGATTACGCTGAACTCGACTTCCGTTGCTGGGCATGGGCCGCCGGTTGCTGGCGCGAGTGGTCCGACACGCAAGCTAACTGGCTGCCGTCTGATCCTCCGCCACATGAAGCACGTTACTTCAACTACCGCAAACTGCTAAAGCAGGGCTGGGTCGCCGCCTGACCCTCACCGGGCCGCTTCGGCGGCCCTTGCAACCCGCCGATTGTTACAGACCGTTAACTGGCCGACCCGGTGCCCAATCATGCGCTGCCGGTGGTGTATAGTTCTTTCATCGGGCCGAGAGGCTCACCACTCACACCAAAACATGACCTTCACCACCCTCGCTCAAGTCCAGCTCCGCAAGAACGTCGCCACCGTTCCCGCCGACGCTCAAGGCCGCCAGTTTTTTGCTTTTGGAACCGGCGCTCCTCAGCGGGCCATGACCGAGCAGGAGCTGATCAGCTGGGCCAACGGCAACTACCACATCCGCTGATTGCGCCAGCCCCGTTTCGGCGGGGCTTTATTTCATTTATCTCATCGCCCCAATGCCTTTGATTGACATGGCAGACATCCGAAATCGAGACTTGGCAAAATCCATGCAGCTCATGGCATGGGAAAGAGCCAAGGGAGAACTCAAAGCAATGCTCCATTTGAGCTGGAGTGAATACGATCACAATGGCAACCAACTACCCTCCGACTTTGAGGCCATGAACGAGCGCGTTGAATCGTTCATTTTGGACTTTGAATCGCACCATGTTTGATTTTAATTCTGGCACCGTCAATCCCGAATACGACCACATCCCCGAGGACGAGGATGATGAAGACGACGACGACCGCGACCACCCGAGCATGACGGCTGCCGAACGCAACCCATCCATGAAATGACCTACATTCTTGACCTTGGCCTATGGCACGTCGGCCCGTTCCCGACCCACATCGCCGCGCAGCATTGGGCTGAAAGCCACGGCGTTGAGAATTACCGGATGATCCCGTTGGATGATCCAGCCGAAGCGCCTGCCAAGGTCATTCGCTACCGCCAAACCGGACTGGTTAGCCCTTGCTTGCCGTGACGGCCTCATCCATGTTGTAGCGACCTGTTACCGCATAGGTGCGGGCCGGGATGCCATCCATCTTCTGGAAGACCATCTGGCCGATCTTCATGCCAGGCCACATCGCGATCGAGTGATAGCGCCGAGCGTTGGTGAGCTCCATGGTCAACCGACTGCCATACCACCCTGGATCAGCCAGGCCTGCGTGGCTGTGCTCGAGCCCTTCCCTAGCTCTGCTGCTCTTCAGGAAAAACACCCCCACCAGAAAATCCGGCAGGTTGAAGATCTCGCGGGTTTCCGCCAGGCAGAACTCACCCGGCGCCAGCCAGTAGGGATCGGCCTGGGTGTAGTGGGCGATACCGAGGATCTCCAGCTCGTGGCGGTACTCCACCTCGACCATCAGCCGATCACCAAGCAGCACGTCGATGCTGGCCGGGTTGACCAGATCAGGATCAAATGGCACCACCATCGCGTGCTTGCTGCACAGGTGATGGATCTCGTAGTCGGGAAGCGGCACAAGCTGATCAGTGAACCACCGATAAAGTTAGGTGGTCGCTCAGATCACAGGACCCTCTGATGGCCACCATTCGCCTGGCTGATGCCGCCAAGCACTACAAAGAGCAACCGCATCAGCTGGCGGCTTGGAACGCGCTGCAGCAGGTACTGACCACCAAGGAGATGGAAGACTTCGCGGCGCTGTATCGCGCGGCCCCTACGGTCAAGCCATCACCCACCAGCAACCCGCTCTCGGTGCGGTGGCAGAGCCAGCTCGACAACAAATCCGGCACCGGCTACCGGGAGTGCTTCAGCTCGAGCTGCGCCATGCTCGCGATGCACTGGAACAAGGTTGCGAATGATGACGCCTACAACGCGATCCGCAATCAGTACGGCGACAGCACCGACGCGCAGGCGCAGCTGCTGGCGCTGCGCAGCTTGGGCCTCAAGGCCAACTTCCACACCGATGGCAGCCCTGCCAAGCTAGAGGCCGAGATCAATGCTGGCCGGCCTGTGGCTGTGGGCTGGCTGCATCACGGACCCGTGTCTGGCCCATCGGGCGGTGGCCACTGGTCCGTTGTGATCGGCTACACGGCCGCGGCCTGGATCCAGAACGACCCCAACGGGGAGGCCAACCTGACCGGTGGTGGCTACACGGCCAACACGAAAGGGGCTGGGGTGATCTACAGCCGCAAGAACTGGAACCCCAGGTGGATGCCCGGTGGAACCGGCGGCTGGTATCTCAGCGTTTCACCAGCGGGGTGATGACACCAGCCAGGATCTCGACGGCCCGGTAGAGCTTGACAGCCATCCGGCTGTAACGGCCCAGGGCTTCGTCGTCCTTGGGAGTGGGGGTGAGGTTGACGATCGCCACCGCGGCGCCATGAACGGCGATGACAACGGCGACGTACTCAGCGATCCGATCGGTCATGGCGTTGCAATGGCTGCGCTTCAGTCTGCCATCTTTGCTTCAACCTTGGACACCCGCTGCTCGACTGAGTTGAGGCGGCCAAAGGTCTCCTTGCGATCGGCGCGGATGTCAACGTGAAGCTCCTCGAGCCTGCTGGCCACGTTTTCGACGGCAACCGTGAGCCGGGTGACAACCTCCCGGTTGGTGGTATTGCCACGGATGGCGCCACCCGTGGCCATGACTAAGGCGGTGAACGCTGAGCCGACCAGTGCGGCAATGACTTCGATCATGGTCCGCAGTGGCGTCAGCTCAGTTTAGCTGCTCTACGCCCACGGCACACCAGCCGCCTTAGTAGGAGCCGCCTGTTCATCCAGTTGCGCTTGTAGTGCAGTTTCAATCGCAAGCACGTCTAGCCTGTCCTGCACCCAGCCAATGACGATCTCTGGTGTCAGGTCAGCGTATGGGATCACGTCGCCCTCAGGCTGCTCTAGGCCGATGGAGCCATAGGCAGAACTGGCATAGGTGCCATCTTCGGCGGCAAGGGTCCAGTGAACGGTGTAGACGATGCCGTCAGCCGTGTGGCGTTCGAGGTTGGCGATAGCCCAGGTGTAGGTGGTCATGGTGGTGTGGTAGTAATATTGGCAATTCTAACTGCTCAAAAACAAGTTTGACTGACAAAAAATATGTCTGCCAAACCTGTATTGCACAAAAACAGTAGTGGCGTTGACTACGCTGCTTCCAGGGCGGATAGCCGAGTCTCCAAGGCTTCGATCTTGGCGATGGCTTCCTGCAACGCAGCCGTCAGCAGTGGCACCAGCTTGGATTGGTCGATGCCTTGCATGACGGGATTCCCGTCAGCATCAACGGCATCCTTTTCGCCGTGGATAGCCTCGGGGACAACGGCTTGAACTTCGTGGGCGAGGAAGCCGTCAACTGTCTGGTCAGGATCGGGAATAAAGTTGAAGCGGCTGGGCTTTAGTTGCAGGATCCGAGCAGCGGCTCCGGTGATTGGCCTTACATTCTCCTTGAGTCGGTAGTCGGAAGATGTCGAGTAAGAGACTGATGAAGTTGAGTTTGCGCTAATAAGTCCAATTTGGGTTCCGTTGTATGTGAATGTAATATAAGTTTTGCCGCTTCCATAAGTATTGCCCATCCGAAGATATTGACCAAAACCGCCATCGGGAAGCAAGGCTGTATCGGTATTGCTTAGCGTTACGGACCCACTTGAAGCAGTGAAAATAATTGCGCCATCAACGTAGAACGTGCCACTGTCGATGTTGACATTACCGCTTGCATCAACGACGATGCGTGAGGTGCCGCCAGTGCTAATCCCAATCTGGTCAGCGCCAGGGCTGTAGATGCCGGTGTTGAGGTCACCTGATACGGCAATGCCCGGCAGTGCTGCGGTGCCTGCTGTGACGGCTAGGACGCCGGTCATGGTGTCGCCAGCCTTCAGCACGTTAGCAGATGCCGCTCCAGTCAGTGCTGCGGTGATGGTGCCTGCGGTGAAGTTACCAGACGCATCACGCGCTACGATCGCGCTTGCCGTGTTGGCGCTGGCGGCTGTGGTGGCTGAGTTGCTGACCTTACCTGCTGTTGCGATGGTGGCCAGCTTGGTGTCAACAATTGCCGCACTTGCATTCACGTCTGCATCAACAATTACCCCAGCAGCAATAGCGGTAGCATTGCCAACGCTGGTAACATCACCGGTTAGGTTGGCGTTGGTGGTAACGGTGGCTGCGTTGCCAGTAGTGTTTTGGTTAAGTGTTGGGAATGTACAGTTAGTTAGCGTGCCACTAGATGGTGTGCCGAGTGCTCCACCGCTCACTAGGTTGCCGGATGCTGTGCCTGTTAGTGCTGCCGTAATCGTTCCAGCACTGAAGTTACCACTTGCATCCCTGGCAACTATTGCCGACGCAGTGTTAGCATTGGTTGCAGTAGTTGCACTATTGCTGACCTTACCTGCCGTGGCAATAGTGGCTAGTTTGGTGTCAACGATAGCAGCAGATGCGTTGATGTCTGCATTGACGATCACACCAGATGCAATCGCAGTTACACCCGTGCTACTGATGGTTACATCACCTGTAACTGCCGTGCTGGTCGCTACGTTAGCGGCGCTGCCAAGGACGATGTTCCCGCTGCTAAGCGTGGCCAGCTTGCTGTAGGCGATCGCAGCACCCGCTGCAATGTCTGCATTGACGATCGGGTAGGTGCCGCCGATCGCGTACGTCAGGCTGGTCCAGGCGGTGGACCCGGTGCCGACCTTCCACTTCTTAGTGTCCGACTCAATGCCGATCTCGCCCGACAGTAGCGTTGGGTTCTGAGCTGTCCAGTTTGCAGCGGTGTCGTACCGCTGCTTCATCAGTGCCGATAGGTTGATGCTCATGATGCTCCTGAGGGGCTGATGGTGTAATCACGCGCAGGCGTTGCCGCTGCTGCGCCTGCATCTAATAGGTACATCCTAGATGGTGATGCCGCTGCTGCACCAGCGTTAAATACCAAATCGCCGGTATTGATCGGGATTGATTGCAGCTCGAGCTCAACATTCCACCTGCCGCAGGAGCTGTCAGTGATCGCAGGCGGGCTGACGTAGCGCCATGCAATATCGCTGAGCAATGAAACCGGTGGTGTGGTGTAGCCAGTCCAAACCTCAGGCGACAAAAAGAAAATGTCAAAGCTGCCTTGGCGGTCGATGTAATGGGTTGTGATCAATCCTATCTCTGCTTCAATTAACCGCTGGAAAGATAAGCCAAGGCTTTGCGCGATGCGTCGATTGCCGCGCCTGAACCCTGTTGTCATGCCGGACAATGAAACCTGAGACGTGCTTGGCACGTTGCCAGGGATGTAGGTTCTGACTGATGGGACCAGGGCGGGAAAGGTCATGGGATTGGTGTTGCTATCAGCTCAATCGTCATGCTGTATTGTATCGGCGCTGCGATTGCAACATCGAACGGGCCAGCATATCGCCATTGATAATCAACTGCGCTCACAGGTGGGGTGCTGTAACCCAGCCATATGATAGCGGGCAGATCAAATCCAATCAATGTACCCTCCTGCCCTGCATAATGATCCAGGATCAGCTGTGCATTCGCTTCGCTCAGGTATTGATAGCCAAGCGATAACACCTGGGCAATGCGCTTCGTGCCTTGCAGAAATCTAACGTCACCGCCGCTGATGCTTGCATAGGTCAACTGCGGATAATCGCCAAAAGTCAGCGCCCTGGATGCTGGCTCAATAGAGGGAAAGTTGGCCATCAGACTATGCGGAAAGAATCGTTGATCATTGAATCAATGATGGCAGAAACATCCCCAGTGGTAACCGGGAAGTGCTCAGCCTCTATTGTACTGCGTCCTTCAGGATCGTAGCTGATGCTAGTGATTTGATACCATTCAACCTCGGCGCGGTTGTCACCAGTTGATGTGATGCGTTGGCGGTCAATCTTAATGATGTCCGTTGGCTTGAGGCCAGTGACAATTAATGAAGTCTGAAGGCTGATCGAATGCGTCGATAACCTGCGCTTTGCTAACTCATAAAGTGCATAAGAAATAGCGTGGTTATCGTATGTGCAAAAATCAGTCATATCAAATTGCTCAACCGGTGCATCCAATGCAGTGGTTGCATAAGATACCTGCAGAGTGCGCTGGATGCTGATACTGCTGGGATTGGCTTCGCGGTAAAGCATGACCGCAATAAAATCTTGGCGATCTGAAATAGGATAAAATGATTTGCTAAAGCTGCCTGGTAGTATTTCATTTTCAGTAAAGATTGCCGCTGGCGTTATTACGCCTTCATCTAATTGGCTGCCATCCAGTGGCAGCACTGGCTCGAAGCGATACTGCCCACCAACTGACAAAAACGAAAGGAAGAAATATGGCGCAAGGCTAGATAAAAGCTCAATAATGTTTACGGCGTTTTCAAGCACACCGTTGTAAAAGAACCCATATAAATCGGCAAATGCCGCGATGCTTGTCAAGTTGTCAGTGTAGATTGGTGAGGCAATGTCTGACGTATCGGCGCCATCAGCCCGCTTGTATATTGTGAACAGGTACATCGCCAGATCAACGAATTGATTACTGGCGCCGCGTGGGTAAACACCAGCAACCAAGCCGCCGCTGTAAAGATCAACCTCAACTCCTTCGTCATAGAAGATAAACAGTTGCTTGGTTGTTGTAGGGTACGATCCCTCGGACGGTGGGTCATAAATGTCGCCTTCAATCCGCAAAAATGTGATGTCTGCATAGGCTGAGTTATCGGCGCCTGGTGTCACTGGCAGGTAAAGATTGCCGCTGGTGGTAAGTGATGTGCCAGCCGTGTAGGTGAAACTATTTGCATTGGGTACGGTCGCAACAATGTAGGTGCCTTCAACGCCATTGCCGCTTGTGATCTCAACGTAGACAGTATTGCCAATCGCAAGACCGTGCGCTGTTGCTGTAACTGTTACGGTCGTTCCAGACTGTGAATAGGTGCCTGTTAAGAACTCATAGGGGCTTTCAATGTTTTCTTGTTGCACACCGTACAATGTGCCCGTGCTGGCGGGCAATGATGGATTGTATTGTGTATTTACTACCACGATTGTGAATTGTATGACCAGTCGTGCGCCGGATGGTATGCCTAGGAATCCTGGGCTTTCTGGTGTAAGAGTGCCAAACTCTTGGATTGTTCCAACCGTATTCCCCCCGCCAGTTGCTGAATTAAAATTAAGCACTAGCGGTGTTGAAGCGATCCAACCGCGATATGCCCAATATGCTGCTGTAATATCAGTGCCGTCATTTGAATCATAAGCATGGACATAAAAAGCCGATGTAACAAGAACAGTGTTGCTGGTATCACCTAACCCTCTGGTAATAAGCCGAGTGGTGTAGTAGCTGTAAGGATCATAGGAGTATGTATAGACGGCCCCAGGGCTTGCCTTGGCAAGCTGCGACAGATAGGAGTATGTCTCAACACCACAGAACAATGTTCCACCACCGATCGGACAGGTGTCTGGCGCGGCCGCAAGATCCGCAGCGGTTGCGTAATCGTGCTCAAGCGTAATTGATTGATCGGCAATGAATGCCAGTGACTGCGGGCCAATCCAAGTGCGATACTTTACCGGTGAGCTGACAATTTCGCCTTGGCTGATCGCATACAGAAAACTTCCCACATAGAGCTTGGTGCCAGCTTTTACCAGTGACGGCTGCACCCAAACGCCACCGATGTCGTCAACACGCTTGCCAAATACGATCGGGATTGTTTCACCTGGTGTTGCGAGTTGTTGCCTCTTATCAATGTCTGATGATGGTTTTTTGCCAGTCAGCAATGAATCATCGAGTTTTTTTGCTGTGCGGGCTGGTGCGCTTTTGACTTGCGCTTGCGCATTAAATGCGTTTTTTTGTGATTGGTATTTTATGAAATCATTTGCGTATCTCAAGGTACCGGCCATGGTTAAACCATAGCGAGATCGCTGTTCCTTTATGAAAGCAGCTTGCTGCGCGCGATCGCCTGCAATGGTCCCAGTGGTTTGAAGCCCTTCAAAAATGTTAATCGTCATTGCCCTATGAACCTCCCAATAAGATTGGATGAAATCTTCCGGCTGGGTACTTGTCCCTTCTGCTTATCAATCGCTGGGTTGACCGTCCAGTCTACAGCTGTGTCATTGATAGATGCGGATTCAACGCTGCCAATGTATCGGCTGATGACTTCTGCGCTGGCCGGATCAATTGCATCTTGCCCTACGTCTTGGATGACAAGCGACGCAATAATCAATGACGTGCCGCCAACTGCTTGCTCTGTAATATCAACCATGTAGGCGATAGCGGCGGCATTGACTTGAAAGTTGTTGATTGATGCGGCAGTTGATGATCCAAATCCGCTTGCATTAAATGCTAGATATGGGTAGGTGCCGGTGATGTCGGTGTCAATACTTAACGCCTGAGGGTTTTGGTAAAAGTTCTGCCACCTTGCTGTAGGTGATCGCTTGCCTGTTATCGGATCGCGTACGCTGGTCCGGTCTGCATAGTATTCTAAAAAGCACATGATGTCGTAGTTGTTCATGCTAACCCCACCGTGCGCCTTGTGTTCATGTCATTGCGCAATAGGCTAAGGGTCTGATTGACTCCAGCTGCAACAGCGCGACTTAGGTCCTGGGTCGTCACAAAGTTGGTCCCATCCATCTGCGTTACAGGCCCGGTCTGGATGCTTACCTGAGCGTTGCCCGGCACTACCATGCCGCCCTCAGCGAACTTCGGGATAGCGGCTGCACCGCGCACACCAGACAGCCAGTTATTGGCAAACTTGGTCGCCTTTGACTGAGGCACGATGTACTCAGGCTCACCACCTTCGCCTACCATCGCAAGGGTAGGGCCTGACACCACGCCACCCTCGGCGAATTGCGGGATGTTGGGCTGGGGCAGTAGCGGGATTCCAGGTAATTTTAGCCTCACTAGGGCGCCATTAGCACCACGGATAACGCCATTGATTGCATTGACTACGCTACCAATTGCGCTGCCAATACTGTTTAGGATCTGATTGACGATACCGCGCACCGTTTCAAATGCTGCTTTGAATGGGCTGGTGATAATGTTGACCACACTGCTGAAGATGGTTTTAATTGAATTAATCAATGTAGTAAATGCTTTCTGCACGGGTTGAATGAAAGTCGAGTTGATCCATCCAATCAACAACTTAAAACCTTCAACCAGCGGATCAATAAAGAATGACTTGAAGCCCGCAGGCAGTTGCTTGAAGTATTCGCCAATGGCGCCAAAGGCAGCGCCGATCTGATCGCGGAAGGCATAGATGGCAACACCGGCGGCGATGACCAAAGCAGCGATGCCCACGGGGCCTGTGAAGATCGTGATGATTGCTGCAATGGCTGGCGCCAATGCGATAAAGGCAGCAGCTAGCCCACCGACCACCAGGACGGCATCCTGCACGGGTTGAGGCAGCTGTGTGAATGCAGTGATCGCTCCTGCTATCCCCTGCGCGATTTGAGTAATCAACGGCAGCAATGCCGTAATCGCTTGATTGAATGGACCCGCAACAACTCGGGCAATCTCATTTAGTGAATCGTTGAACTTATCAGCTGCTTGTGCGCCTTCAGTTGTGATTGTTGCGTTATATTGGCTTAGTGCATCGCGCCCTTGATTCAGCATTGGAATCAGGTTCATGCCTGACTTGCCGAATAGTTCCTGCGCTAGCGCAGTTTTTTGCGCGCCATCTGACATATTCGCAAACCTGTCTGCAATATCAAGCATGACATCATCCATCGGGCGGATCTTGCCACTTGCATCAGTCGCGCTGATGCCAATGGATTTTAATGCTTCATTTGCTTTTGATGCAGGATCAACAATCCCTTTTGATAGCTTGCCCATTGCCTTGGCAACTTCATCAACGCTGCTGCCAGAATCATCTGCTGCGGCGCCAAATCTGCTCAGGCTTTCAACTGCAACGCCGGTCCGCTGGCTCAAATCATTGAGGTTGTCCGCTGCGTCAATGGATCCCTTTGCCAGTGTCGCCAGGCCGCCGATCGCAACAGCAGGCACAAGGGCGCCCAGCGCGCCGCTCATGCCGGCTGCCGCTCCCTTCATCTTGCCGAAGGTGCCATTCAAGCCATCGGCCTTCCTGTCAAGGCTGGTCAGGCTTTTCTCAAGGCCATTGATTGAGGCCGTGCCGTCAACGCTGGCCTGGATCTTGACTGCTGCCTTGATGTCCAGCGCCATCGGTTAGCCTCCCTTTTCGTGAACAGCCGATAGGATCTCGGCTTCGATGATTTGGATGTCGGCCAGCATGGCTGCTGGATCTGCAACTGCGTGCAGTCTAAAGGTCCAGTCAAGCGCGGCGTAATCCAACCCGATCAAGCCATTGCTGCCGCTGCGCCATTGGGTCTGGCAGCGCAGGAACGCCACCACCGCTGGCCATGCCTCAGGTTCAACCTCAAAGCGATCGGGCTCTGATGGCTCGGGGATCTCAAGGCCAAACACCGCAGCATCCTTGGCTGTGTTATCAATGACGCCGCCACGCATCCAGTATCGTGCGGCGTCTAGAAGTTTTTTGTTTTCACCCCAGTCAAGCTGTCGAAGTAGGCAACAATGATTGCCGACGCCAAGGTGGGGATGTCAAGCAGTTGCTGCTTCATTGCCTCACTAAATGGCACCTCGTCGCCATCTTCATCAAGCACACCAGACCAGCCAATCAAAAGCTCGTCGGCAATGCTTTGATCGCTGATGCTATCGTCTGATGCTTCATTGCGTTCGGATGATTTTATGCGGGCCTGCACTTCAATCTGGATCTTATTGATCCTTGCTTGCGGCAGCCGCTTGAACTCAGCATCAAATGTCTGCTTCTCGAACTTACCGCCACTAATTGGCAGTTTGACGGTAACAGGCCAGACGTAACTGCTGGATTGCTTAAGTACAAAAGCCACGATAATCAGGCAAAGGTGAGGGAGATTTCATCATTGCCGATCGTGGTAGGAACAGCAACGTAAGGCAAGCCTAGCATTTGAATGCCATCCTGATCTTCATAGGCAGGATTTGCCAGGGAGATAGTAGGCAGCACGACTGTAACCCGGTTGCCAGCGGTCGTGCCGTGCATCAGGGTAACGGATCCAGTTGTAGACGCCAACGCTGCGGAGAAGAAGTCATACTGCGCGATCGTCGGCGCCTCGATCTTCAGTTCACCTTCAGCGGCGCGAGTGGTGATGATCACTTCTTTGGTGCAGCCAACCAACTCCCGGTAAAGAGTCTCGTTGGCAATGTCAAAGCTGAACTCCATCAGGCAGCCCGAATATCCGTAGACAGCGAAAGCGGAGGTATTGTCAGCCTTGAAGATCAAGGGTGATGCTTGGTTGGTGTAGGTGGCGGTTGGTGCAGCAGTGTCGGTTGGTGCGTTGTAAATGCCGACCATTGTGAACTCAATCACCGGGATCTCACCAACCGTCCCGGTGATGGTGAAAGTACCGCGAGCGCCTGTGATCTTGTGCAGTATGCCGTCGTTGTTGTAGTAAATCGTTGCGCTGCTGAAGCTGGAGCTGACTGGCCGATAGCCTACATTTGCTGCAATGCTGTAGGCACTTGACACACCCGGCGTAAATGCTGCCGTGATTGCTTTGACCGTGGCCACTTTGGTGGTGCCGTTGTAAGCGCTGATCACTCCACTGCTGCCGGAGCCCGTGCCGCTAGTGATTGAAACGATCATCCCGACATAGAAGCCATCGGTTGCGCTTGCGCCAGATGCCAGCGTGATGCTTCCTGCTGAGCCTGCTTGAGCAGTGCCGGTGACGGCTGATGAGGTGATGGTCTCGGCCATGCCGCACGCCTTGAGCAGGCTGCTGAAGCGCGGTGCGGTTGCTGCTGTGCCGGAACCCACCAGCTCAACCGCGAACGTGACGCTGACGTGGGCATTGGCCAGCAGTTGTTGGCTATTGCCGAGGTATGGCGTGATCAACTCACGGCTGACCGTGTCTGCCTCGATCGGGGTCACCTCAAGCGAGCGCACCAGAACAGCATCAGTACCAGCAGGCGAGATGTCGGTGCCGTAGGTGCTCTCGGATTTCGCGAGGATGAGGCTTTTGCGGGTCAGCAGAGTCATTGATCAGGTCCTCGATTGTCGGGTTGCAGGATCTGGTGCGTCATAGCCAGTCTAGCTGGTCAAATCTGCCACCTTTGTACGGTATCGCACTAGGTAATCCATCATGATCACGCCAGCGGGTTGGTCTGCTTCCTGCAGGTCAAAACTCACGTTGATCGGCTGCACGTCGATGGCATAGCCGCCGAGGGTCAGGTCGGCCATGATCTTCGCGTGCGCGCTTTCGATGATCGGATCCGCCACCTGGTCTGGGATGGCACCGCGCACGATGATCGCCACTCGAACGGTCATGCTCCAGTCCAGGGTTGGCAGTGACGTGTTCTGCTCTGCTGAATCACTGACCGGCTCAACCACGATCGCAGGGCTTTCGCCGCGGCTGATCGGCTCAACCCGGCTGCGATAGATCCGCGTGCTGACACCCGTGGTGCCTGTCAGTGCGGTGTGGACTGCGGCAAGGATGGTCTCGCGTTTGGTTGCCATGGCTTAAGCCGATGCGACTTGAACGACAGTGCAGATGATGCCAGGGACGCTCGGGTGAGCGTAGGGACTGGTCTGGG